ACAACTTGCGTATTAAATATTGGCGGTACAGCATTTACAACTACTGGCACAATTACTTCTGTTGGTTCTGTAACTTTAGGCGCTAATGCGACTACTCCAGGTGGTTGGCTAAATGTTGGTTCTTCTGACGTATTGATTGCTTACACATTGGCTGGTACTACATTATCTACAGGCGCTGCAACAATTATTGTTACTTACGCTGTCCGTGGTTCTAATGGCGCTCAAAACCCATCAGGCACACAAAATTAATCTTACGGGGGTCTAGTACCCCCATTCAATCTTTAGGAGATTAATTATGATGCAAACGGATATTCAAAGCGGACATCTGGACGTTGTTGGGTTTATTATTCCCAATGGTCGTGCCCGTGTAAAAGGTATTGTTTATCAAGCTAGTGGCGGTGGTGCTGGTGTAATTGATATTTTTGACACTACAGCTGCCCCAATTTCTGCAACTTATGGTCGTTCTGGTGCATTAGTTACAGTTTCTAAATCAGCTCATGGTTTAGAAACAGGAGACCGTGTTGGTATTGCATATAGCGCTGCTAGTGGTGCTTCTGCTACTAACGGTAATTTTACAATTACTAAGGTAGATGCCAATTCTTTTACAATTACAGACTTTAATTCTGGAACTGTTACTCCTGGTACTGCTTGTGTTTATGTAAATAGCGGGGCTAAATGGTTAACTAGTTTTGCCACAATAGTCAGCCAAACAACTCCAGTAAATGTACTTTTGCCAGGAGAAGGAATTTTAGCGGCTCTAGGCATATACGTAAATTTTACAAACACAACTTTTGTAACAGTATTCTACGGATAAAAAATGTCAGAAACGACTCAAGCTCAAGGTTCATATGACTTAGCAGGGCGGAAGATTATGTTAGGTCTTCCAACCTACGACTTCAAAGTGACTGCAAAGCTGGCTATTTCGCTGGCTTCTTTTTGCGTTCAAGCACAAAGACACGGTGTAGATATTCAGATTTGCAATATTTCTGGATGCTCGGTAGTGTCTCGTGTACGCAATCTGATTGCTAAAGACTTTTTAGACTCAGACTGCACAGACTTGATGTTTATTGATTCAGACATCAACTTTGAAGCTGAAGACATTTTCCGCCTGATGGCTTGGAATAGCGACCCTAAAAAGGGTATTGTTGCTGGTATTCCAGTAGCCCGTAAAAAAGGCAAGGTCTATATCTCTACATTAGATACTGACGAAGAAGACAATATCTTTATGAACTACATGGGTTTGGTTAAAGCCAAGCGTGTAGCCACTGCCTTTATGATGATTCGTAGAGAAGTGTTTGAGAAATTAAAAGATGCGCATCCAGAGTGGGTTTACCACGATGAAAAGAAAGTTGGAGATGAAGTAATTGCTTTCTTTGACTTTGCCCTTAAAGAGGGTACATACATTGGGGAAGACTTTTTGTTCTGTGATCGTGCCAGAGAACTGGGTTACGAAGTATGGATCGACCCAACAATTAAACTAGGTCACATGGGCATGGAAGAGTTTGCTGGAGCTTTTGGTGAAGACTATTTATACCCGTTAATGAAATCTATTGATGCAAAGAAAGATGCAGCATAATGGCAAAGACACCCGCATGGACCCGAAAAGAAGGCAAGAACCCCAACGGCGGATTAAACGCCAAGGGGAGAGCATCAGCGAAGAAACAGGGTATGAACTTAAAACCGCCGCAACCGGAAGGCGGCTCTCGGAAGAAGTCTTTTTGTGCCCGCATGACCGGAATGAAAAAGAAACTCACTTCGGCAAAGACAGCTAATGATCCAGATAGCCGGATTAACAAATCACTAAGAGCCTGGAAGTGTTAAGATGAAAGACCCATTTATGAACATGGATGAAGCAAGCAAACATATTATTGACTTTGCTTCTATCGTAACTGTATTAGGAACTCTTGCAGATATGTTGCCAGCTATTGCCGCTATTTTTACTATAGTCTGGACGGCTATCCGCATTTACGAAACTAAGACTGTTCAGCGTTGGATAGGTAAAAAAGATGCCATCAACAAGTAAGAAACAACACAATTTTATGGCGGCAATTGCACATAACCCTGCATTTGCTAAGAAGACAGGAGTCCCACAATCTGTGGGTAAAGATTTTAACAACGCCGACAAAGGCAAAAAATTTAAAGAAGGTGGCATGATGAAACCAGTAGATATGAAAAAGAACCCAGGTGTAGCTAAGCTACCTACAGCCATACGCAACAAGATGGGCTTTATGAAAGAGGGTGGTGCGGCCCACGCTGAAAAAGGCGAGATGAAAAAAGATCTGGCTCAGGACAAGAAGATGGTTAAAAAAGCCGTTGGTATGCACGATAAGCAACAACACGGCGGTAAGAAAACTAATTTAGCTACCCTTAAAAAAGGTGGTATGGCTTGTGCGCCTAAGAAGATGGCTCGTGGTGGTGGCATTGAAACTAAGGGCAAGACTAAGGGCACGATGATTAAGATGAAGGGCTGCTAGTCATGCCTAACTACAGAAAGCCCACCGAAAAAGAAGCCTCTAAGTTAGACGCTGCCCGCAAGAAAACCCAAGAAGGTATTGAGGGGGAGAAGGATATATTTTCTAGGGTATCTACAACCGCAGCTAAAGCGGCTAGAGATGATGTTAAGGCAGGATTAAAAATGCGGGAATCAGTCCCAGCTTCGGCTCGTGAGGGTGAAGCGTACGAACAAGCAGGGTATAAAAAGGGCGGAAAAGTTATGAAAAAGATGAAAAAATACGAAGGCGGTGGTAGCATTGACGAAGGCGTTCGTGCCCGTGCTATGAAATCTGTTGAAGGTCTTGAAGGCATTAAAGGGTCTGATATCGAAGATGAGACCGGTACAGTTAAGGGATCAATCAAGCGTAACGAATACGGTGATTTATACGATTCAGAAATGAAAGCTTCAGTTCCTAAAAAGACTGCGGAAAAATTAACGCCTAAAGCAGAAGCGCCGACACCAAAAGCTGAGCCTAAAGCCGAAGCAAAAGAAAAAGCTAATCCAGTACAACAAGCTAAAGACGTTGTTAAAGGTAAAGACGTATCTGCACCTAAGTCGTTTACAGAAGCTGGTGGCAATACAAAAGCCAGAACTCAAAAGGTAGATGCTAGCGAATTAGGTTTTAAAGCTCCTAAACTCTATGACCCATTAGCTAGATTTGAACAGACCGGCCCTAAGCGCTCTGAAGCAGCAGCACCAAAACCTAAAGCTGAATCAAAACCTACTCCAGTAGCCAGAGCCAATTCAGAAAAGACTGGTTTCCAAGAAAAAATGGAGAGAGCCCTTTCAAAAAGAGCTGGCGGTGCAGTTCGCTCTTCAGCTTCTAAACGTGCTGATGGTTGTGCAATTCGTGGTAGGACTCGTGCATGAGACCCGCTCGTGGGATGGGCGATATAGCCCCTTCTAAAATGCCTGGTGCGAAAAAGAAAGCTCGCAGGGATAACACCGACTTCACTGAATACGCCAAGGGCGGTAAGGTAGGTAAGGGTAGTGGCTCTGTTGTTACTACTAAAGGTGGCACTGCATCAGCTATGGCTAAGAAGCTATTATCTAAACCTGGCTCATTAACTGCGGCGGATATGTATGAAGATGGCGGTAAGGTTAATGCTGCTGGAAACTACACTAAACCTAGCCTTCGTAAGCGCATCGTATCTCAAGTTAAAGCAGCTGCAACACACGGTACTAACGCAGGTCAGTGGTCGGCTCGTAAAGCTCAATTAGTGGCTAAAAAATATAAGGCGGCTGGTGGTGGATATAAATGAGTGGGTTGGCAAAATCGCAACGTTCTTTAAAGGCTTGGGGCGACCAAAAATGGACAACCAAGTCGGGGAAGAAATCATCCGAAACGGGCGAGAGATACTTGCCAAAAAAAGCAATAGAAGCATTAAGCTCGCAGGAGTACGCAGCAACAACACGAGCAAAACGAGCAGGAAAAACACGGGGGCAGCAGTTCGTGCCGCAGCCGCAAAAGGTAAAAGCAAAAGTAAAACCGTACAGAAAAGTTAAATAATGGCATACACGTCAGGCTTATCAGATTTTGACCTTGACCTCACTGAGTTAATTGAGGAAGCATTTGAACGTGCTGGTTTAGAAATGCGTTCGGGTTACGATATGCGTACTGCTCGTCGCTCTTTAAACTTACTAACTATTGAGTGGGCTAACCGAGGTATTAACCTGTGGACTATTGAGCAGGGGCAAATTACTATTAATACAGGGCAGGCTATGTACGCTATCCCTGTTGATACAATCGATCTTTTAGACCAAGTTATCCGTACTGGCTCAGATCAAACCCAGGTTGATATTAATATTAGCCGTATTTCCGAGTCTACTTATTCCACAATACCGACTAAGAATGCAAACGGCCGCCCTATTCAAGTTTGGATTAACCGCCAGACAGGACAGCAAAACACCATTACTGCTAAGCTATCTGCAAACATCAGCGCAACAGCTACTACACTAACCCTTACTTCTGTAGAAGAACTTGCAACAACAGGCTTTATTCAGATTGGTACTGAGATCATATCGTAT